TTCTTTACATCACCTACCGATGTTCCCATTAAATAATGAACTAACTCTTCAAAAATTCTATACGGATGTCTATGCTCTCTATTTTGAATAGTAAATGTTCCTTGTGCATCTCCACCTGCGGCACCTGATGCAGCTAAACCTTCCGTTACTTCTTGACCTGGTGTGTCTTTTTTATAATTTTTGACCAATTCATCAGTTCCTTCTTCACCTGCACCTGCTTTCGATAGATTTCTTTTTTCCATCAATTTATTGATTTTGGACAAACCCTTTGTCATAGACTCTTCTTTTGCCATTTGAAATCCAGCATTTTTCATAATATTTTGTAATCCAGCAATTTGGTCTGGTGTAAATGATTTATTTTTTGCATAAAATTTAATCACACCATTTGCAAATGATTTAGTTTTCTCATTTTTACCATTTGTTGCCAATGCCTTCAATGCTTTTAATGCTGCAGCATCTGACATTTTTGCTTCCTGTAAAGAATCTTCTTTTACACAATTTGGAACCATCTTGTCACCTTTTTTCTTCATGCCAACTTGCTTATAACCTGGCCAACATGCTTCTAATACTTCCTCTTCATTGACAGGTTTGCCTTTTTGTGAAATTATTCCTTTGTGTCCTCTTTTCTTCATTGTCTCCAAATGTGCCTTAGCATCATCATGATTATCAAAACTCTTAACTGTTATTTTTCCAAATTTAGTTTTTGCAGTTTTTACATCATATGATTCTTCAAATGACTCTTCTTTTTTCATAGGTAATCCCTTATGCTCGGTGGATGCAAAATCTTTAACATCTTTTTTCTTCATGTTGTTTGCTGCATCAGCGACTTCTTTTGAAGCAGGTTTTTCACCTTTTTGAGCAGCACGTACCATGCCCATGAATCTTTGCTGTTTTACTGATACGGATTTTTCTTGTATATTTTCTTTATTTTCCAAAAACGATAAATTTGTATCAAAATCAACATCCTCAATATACATGTTTAATTCATATCTTCTATCATCTAAATTAGCAACTTGAACATGCAAGTTTTTCTTCTTATCTGTTCCTAAAATATATCTATTAGTTTTTCCATTCGATGGTTTTTTTGGACCCATTGCAACTTTTTTATCAATATCATCTGTATCAACCGTATATCCCTTTTTCTTTGCAATTTCATATGCATGTGCCATAGCACCAGAAAAAGTTTTATGGTATAATTGATAATCAGATCCTTCATCTAATTCTTCAGATTCTTCATTGGTCGGTTTTAAAATTTTTACCTCATCTTTTTGAGATGATAGTTTTATCTCATCAATTCCACTTTTTTTATCTTGTTTTTTATTTTTAGATAATGATTTTTTTATTGCTTTTCTTCTTTTTGCCAAGTATTCATCCGTATCATCTGAATCTCCATCATTATCGATATCAGAATCTTCTTTTCCAACCGGATCTAATTCAATTTTAGCATTGACAGTTTTTTCATATATTTTGGCGATATCATCTTTTTCGGAAAAAGCACCGCCAGTAAAAGTTTTTAACATCTGATTACTCCTCTATTTCTTTAATTTTCAATGACAAAGCGGTAGTGCCTTTAATCAACCTGTGATATGTTTCAGCAGGCACACGAATTATATCACCAACTCTCAGTACAAAAGGCAATGAATTATCGTATTGAAATTTCCAATTCATTCCCTCTAATACTGTTACTTCTCTGTTTTTTTTATCTCTATGCCAAATCAATTCACTATTATTTAATTGATCGTCAAAATGACGGATAAAAAACCCATCATTTTGAATATCAGAGTACGGATTACCAGTAGAAACTTCCACCACCACTCAATCCTAATGATTTTGCATATCTGGGTGTGTTACAAGCCCAATAAGCCGCAGTTGTTCTATCTTTTTGCTGAGAACACTTATGTCTTGCGGCAAAACTTTTTCTCGCCTCTGGATCATTCATTTTATTTTTCAGCCCAGTTGTGTCTCCCCAAGTAACTTTTTTTATGTTTCCTGTACTAGGGTCTTTGACAAATACATAGTATTTTTTTGGACCACCAGTTTTTGGTTTACCCAATGGTGGATTTTTTTCGTCTTCTTCTTGGATCTGTATAGGAATGTCCAAAGGCACATTTTCTCCATCATATATTGCAAATTCACCAATATCCGTCTGCAATAATTCTTCATCAAATTCATTTAAATTTTCAAACAAACCTTTTTGATATTGTTGCTTTGCAAATCTAAAAAATCTATAAAATGATTCTGAGTGCAATCTAAAAACACTTTCAGCAAAAGGTATACCATTATCAATATGATAATTTATTGCTTCTTCAATAGTTTTTTCATCAACTGGATTATTTAAATCTTCTTTCAACTGCTTAAAAGTTTTCATTTTTATCTCCTTCTGAAAGATTCAACCATTCCTTAAACGATCTGTCGATACCAAATTCTTCATTTGTTTTTTTCTTTTTAGTTTTTGCCCATAAATCAGCATCTGCGGTTGTTCTTGTTTTACCACCTGTTAAAAATGAATTAACCCTAGCATATGCCCATTGTTGTGGAGTTGTACCTGGTCTGTGACCTTCTTTCCAGGCTGCTATGCCACGATTCCACACTTTCTTTAAGATACCGTATGAAACTCCTGATTTTTCTGCTTTCTTTTTAAGGCCTGCATTTTCTGCTTCTGATATAAATTCTTCACCATACATTTGTTTATATTTCTTTGTATACTTTGATTGTTTAGGTGCCGGTTCATCATCACCGGGTGCTGGTTTATAAGCATCAGGATCGCTATCTGATTTTTCTTTATTCTTTTCGAAATGAGAATATCTTCTTTCCGCTTCTGATTTTGAAAGTCCTGCGCCATATTTTTTTGGTTGATGTCCTGGCACTCTTGAATCATCCGGACTTTTTTTATTTGCTCCAGATTCCGTATAATGCTTCGTGTTCTTGTCTGCCTCGGATAAATTGTGTAATTGTTTATCATGTTGTGTACTTTCCACTTTCATTGCTTTTCGTATTTCATTATATAATGATTTTACTTCGTTATCTTTTAAAATCGATTGTTTATCTCTATCATTAGAAATCATAGCATTTTTAAATTCTTCAAAATTACCAGAAGTAGCCAATTCTCGCATTTTTGATGCAGACATTCCTTCCACTCCTTTGGAATTCGGATCACGTTTTCCAGAACTTTCTATACCAATTAATTCAAAATCATAAAAACCATGTTTACTTTTTACACCATTATATTTTGGCACTGTTTTTGAAAAATCATCAATTCGATCATCACCAACAACAATAACTACATTTCTATATCCTTTATCGTAAATATGGGACAATGCTGTAAAAATATTAGGCTTAATTTCAACTGTAATATTTTTACCAAAAACTTTTTGAGCATAATATTTTTTTCTTTCAGGACTTAAAGGGTCTTTTTTAGCATTTTGAGTAGGAGATAAAAATATAAATGAATCTGCTTTTCTTTTTTTAGATTCATTTTGTATTTTTAATCCCAATTTGACATGACCTACAGTGGGAGGATTCATCCTACCATAAGTAATTACTGCAGTTTTTCCTTGTTTTGCTTCTGAAATAAAATTATTTAAATATTTCATAAATGTTTATATTGTCTATTTTTATTGATAAAATCTTTAATTGAAGATTCCGTATAAAGTTCTAAATTGTTGTCCTGATTTACATAATATTTTTTATTATTTTTTTCAACAATTGTATGCAATGATTCAAATGTTTCTCTTTCCCTAATACTTCTATTTGTATTGTCTTCTTTAACTTTTTTCAATATTCTTTGATAAATTGATCTATCGTTAGTTACTAAATCTAATAATTTATCAAACATTTTCAATATCATCATTTTTTGAGTCATTGATAACGGTTTATCTCCGTTCATATCGTTCATCAATTTTACAAATTTAGAATAATCACTCTTGTCTATTAGACCGGCATTTGCTAGTTTTTTTGCTCTTTCTGGAGTACTTTCATGAAGCATAATAGACATCATCGATTCTTGCAATCTATCTATTAATGAATTTTCAGACTGTAACATTACGCTCCTTCTTTCTTTTGATAAATTGTTGAATAGATTCATCATTATATTCAATCATTTTTTCTTCTTCATTTATATAATACATGACATTATCATGTTTAAATACTTTATATTTTCTTTCAAATGCCTTTTTTTGACTATTGAAATAATCTTGTTCTTCTTTCAATTTATTAGCAGAATCAGTTTTCATTTTTTGAATTAATGAATTAAAAATCAATTTATCTTTTGTTAAATAATTAATTAATTTTTCATAGATATCCACAACCATTTCCCTTAATTCTCTAGGAATTGGTTTTTCTTGATCTAAAATTTTGATCAATTTCATGAATTTTGCATATTCTCCATCTTCTATCAAACCGGCCATTGCCAATTTTTTAAGTCTAGCATCAACATTTTCATTCATTACAATTTCATTCAACTTTTCTTTGACGCTACTATTTGAAATTTCTGTGTCTTTTTGCATGTTTATTACCAGCTTTTATTAATTGTAAAATTTTGTTTAGAAAATTCTAAACGGTCTACTAATTTTAATGCTCCTTTATCTATATGATAAGCAACAAATCCCTCAGGATTTGTAACTTTATAGCCATTAGATGTTCTAACAAATGTTTTTTCTGAACTTTCAATAGTTTGCAACTTTTTGATTAAAATATTTTTTGCCGCTATCAATAATTTTTGTGTGTCAAAAACCATTGCAAGTTGTTGCTTATTATCTCTGAAAAATTTTAGAAATTCTTCATTTTTTTCTATTTTAGAAGTTCTTCCTTTTTCTGTTTTCAAACTCTGAACTTTTAAATTTAATTTATCTTTCAGATATTGAATCAAACTCATGACATGTTTTTCACTATTTCCAATGCTTTTGCCTTCTCTAACTTTTGAATTAAAAAAAGTTTTTATTTGAATATTAATCTCTTTATCATCAGAAATTGTATTTAATACTTTTTTATCTAATTTTCTAAAAATTTTTCCAACGGCTGATAAAATGCTTCTGAAACTATCTTGTTCTTTTTTATTGAAAGATGCTATGCCTCCAGCATATTCAAATTCTGCTGTTCTGGACCAAACAGATTTATTTTCTGTGTAAAAATTATTTCCTAAATTAAAGTTAGCATTCATCGTATTCACAGGACCTTCACCTGAATATTTAGTATGCCAAACTATGCCAATTTTACTGTTTTGAATTTTTTTATACAACTCTGAACCAAATGGTATAGCATAGGTAATAGTATTTGGTGTAAAGGTTAAATATTTATTACCATCAATTGTTTCCATTTTCTTTTCTTGTGTTTCAGAGTATAACAGATCTCCTTGATATACACCATTTAGGTTTAATTTTTTAAGTTCTCTTAAACAAACTTTTAACTTTTTATTCAATCCTTCTCCGGGATGGTTATTATCTACATCTTCTTCACTAAAATTAAGTTTCATATTTTTTGCAGTAGCACCATGTTTTGTTGCTACGAAAAATTTTCTAGTTTCAGGATCTGTTCCTGCAATTATAGCAGGTGCTCCATCCCACTTAGTTGTAACTGTTATTCCTTGATTATACCCACTTAATGATTTAGAAATAGAAAGCATATATTCAATAGAATTTCGTAAACCATCGAAACTTGTGTTTAACAACTCATCTTCTAAATGTTCTAAATGCTTATTTGCACCTGTATTTTCTAATAAAAATTCTTTGAATGTGAGCATTTCATAATCCTTTAAAATATAAATCTCTTTATATTTATCATATATGATTATTCAATAATTTTTACATTTTCACAAATTTCTTCTACACTTTTATTATAATTTATACAGTTATTTTTTGAGTAATCATAAAGATCTTTTCTTATATATTTCGAAGTAAAGCATACAGAAAATGTTCCTTTACAAATATCAGAATTTTTCTGAAAAAAAGGATAATTAGTAAAAATATACTTAGAATTTCTAAGATAATATTCAGCAAAGTATACGTGCAAATCTTTTCTCTCATTTATTTTTTTTAGGTTTTTTTTGGATTTTTTTTGAGGAATTGATTGATATTCAAGATTATAATTTCTTAAATACTCTAAATCAGAAATAGTTTCTTGATCGTAGAGATTTTCTATCTGAATTCTTTCTTGATTATTTTGAACTGGTGGGATTTTTTTAAAAATTTTAGGAGGAGGCGTTGCTTCGGTCGGCATGTCAATACTATTACTCTGAGGAATAATAGTATCTTTCATAGAATCTCTATAAATATTTGTATTATTGGTATTATTATTAACTTCAACACCTTTCAGTTCCAAAGACAAAGATCCATAGCAACTAACAGTTGAAGTCAATAAAAAATAAAATATAGTTTTTTTTATAAATTTAGTAATCATGGCACTCTCTCTTATAAGATATAGTACCATTATAATACAATTTTCAAAAATGTCAAGAACTATTTTTACCAAACTTGAAAAAACCGGTTATCTTTTCTCTTTTAGTATTTTTATCTATTTTACTCATAATACTATATAAATTTTCCGAATCTGGTACAATCATGCCTGATACATCAAATTCTTTCGTTATATCCAATTCTCCTTTAAATACCTTTAAATCACACTGAAATTCTTCTCCTTCAGGAATACCAAAAAAAATTATATCAAATCCTTTATATGAAATGATCATTGAAAATGGTCCATCCGGTGCAGATAATTTTATCATATTTCCCTTACTAAAATGAAAATTCTGAAAAATCTTTTTTTCTACTCATACGATTATCTGTTCCAATATCAAATGAAGGAATATCATCTTCTTCTTTTTTCTTACCCCAAGGCATTTTAGTACCTTTCTTCTGATTTGTTCTTTCGATCAAATCCACTTGTGCAGAATCTTCCAAATCAAATAACTTCATTTTAGATCTATCAACACCTATAACAAATCTTTTATGCATACTCGGATCATTATATCTATTTTTCAACTGTTTGACAAGTAATTGACCCAAATCTTCAAGTTCTTCAGTTGAAATAATAGCAAACATAAAATCGGCAGTTGCAGGCAAACCAAAAGATTCTGAGGTATCTTCCAATCCAAGGTCACTATTGGTATATCCACTTCTAGTTGTTTGTGTAGCACTAACTATAGGAACATCATACTCTACTGCTAAACCACGAAGTTCTTCGGCAATAGATTTAATATAATTATATGAATTAACAGAATTTCCAAATTTTAAACGTGAAGATGTCGCAATGTTAATATAATCTATAAAAATAATGTCTGGTGTAAATCTTCTTTTTAATTTCAATTCATTAATTAAATTTCTAAAATGATTTACATTTGCAGATGCGGTAGGGTATTCTTTGACAATTAATTTCCCTTTCGCCATATTTTTAATTCTACCAATCTTTTTATCGTATGATTCTTTAGGTATCTGTTCCAATTCATCCATAGTAATGTTCATCAAATTAGCATCAATTCTTTGTGCTA